GCTCGCTCTGAGCCGTTAGCGTTGATAGTTACAGCAGGGATAAAGCCCACAAGCTCGCGCCCTACTACGTCAGCGGCTTTATAGATATCTGCCGCCAGATCAGTCAATACGTTAGCCATCATGGGCCTCCAAATTAGTCATCAAAAATTTGACCGCCTGACTTGAAGAAATCGGCACGCTGTACGTGATTCATTCCCTCAAACTCAGCACGGCTAATCTCCAAGCTACGTCCTTCGGCCCTGCCATCTGAACGTGCGGCCCCGCCGCCACTCGCTTGAGTACCATCTACTAAGAAATCGTACTTTCCGCGAATACTTGCTGTTAATTCGTCAATAGTTGAAACCGTGAGTTGCCCGTTTTCGTCGGTTACTCTAATTTCACCATCAACAATAGTTAGCCTCTGGCTAATTTTCTCTGACAAAAGGTCTGCCCTCTGGACATTCTTTGTCAGTTGTGAAGCTATTTTACCAGCTTCCGCGGATATTTTCTGCATAGTAATACTAGCATTCATATCCTCAATTGTTTTTCGCAACGTATCAGCTTCGTTTTTTTGCGATTCAAATAGTTGCTTGTAATCATTTTCTGCGGCGGCTTTCTGTTCGGCCTCAAGTTTAGCGGCGAGCCGTGCATCCTCGCGCTCTGCTTGCACCTTTTTCTTTTCGGCTAATAGCTCATCAACCTTAGCTTTAAGCCCTGCCGTTTGCTCATCTAACTTAGCTTGTAGAGCCTCATCAAATTTAGCCATAACAGCCTGTTTTGCCTCTTCAGGCAGTTCAACACCTTCTAATTCCATGCTTCACCTCTGGTTTGCAAGTTTGCGGCTCTGCCGCGTTACAGATACACCAAAATCTCTTCTGGCGCGATTGCTATCAACCCTTCCACCATTTCGCCAAACCGATCAGGGTCTATAAATCGTTGTAGCGAATAAAACTCATCTACGTGAGCTTTTGTTAATTTTTCTACATTAAGCAATTCTATAGCCCGCTCTAGCGCCTTGTCTCTATTCATTAAATCCCCCCTGATGATCGGGTGTTCGATTTCATTGCTAATTCCATCAGTTCATCGAAGTATTCTGCTAATCGCCTATCTCTACGCGCTAATGCCTCACGGTTTACAACCCACGCCAAAAACGCCTCTGCATGGGACTCGGCGTCATTGCTAGAGCCGTATTGCGTCATTCTTGATTTTGCTAAATGCGCGGGAAATTTAGGGAATCCAGCAAAATAATGAACCTGATGCCCTAATTCATGCAAAAGCGTAGCGGCTACTCTACCGGCAGGATCACTCATTTCTGTTTTCATGCCATACGAAAACGACCAAGGCTGGTCTTTATATGGCCTATCTGACGCGGCATAGCGCTGTACAACCTCTTTCAGTCTGCTTGCTATTTGTTTGGGGTTATTAAAATTAGCTTTTGTTTCGTTTTTTACAACAATGTGATCGTAATAGGCGCTAGTAAAACCGTTTGTCCTGCCCGCTGTTCTTGTCGTATGCAAGTAATGCGGGTAATTTGTGTAGTCCTTATAAAATTCACTGGGGCTGGCATCGTCTAGTAGATAATCATAAACATCGTACTGTATAGCCTTTGCCGACTTATTATTTCGGCCCATTTGATTCGCCGTAATCAGAACCGTTTTTATGCGCTTCTGCTCCATAAACTGCTGTAGCTTTGCCATTTCTGGCGTGCCTATTTCTTCATAAAGCGCATTTAATTTTTCTCTGTTTACGTTTTTGCCTGTAGTAAACAGGGACGGCAAGACAGCATTAACTCTCTCTGGCTCTGGAGGCGGTGGTGGCAATGATCTCTCTACGGCCTCGGTTATGGTCATGCCATTGAATTGCGTATCTAGCTCGGCTAACTGCCGCAAGGTGTAAGTCTTGCCTCTGTCATCGACAAACTTGTCTATGGTCATCCCGCTACGGAATAACTTGGCCCTAGCTTTGCCCAGCACCTTGTTCTGAAACGGCTCGCTCTGCTTACGTAGCCACTGGTCATAATTCAGCCCCGCAGATACCTGACCAGCCCCACCACTGCCTTTCGCGGCCCTTGTGCCAACAATATCAGCGCCTAAATCGTATCTCGGGTTTACCTTCGGGACAATCGTACTGCGGCAATTGAAGTGCGCTGGCGGCTTGGGGTCTTTATCGTAATCTTTGTATATAACGCCATCTCTAGACATACAGATTAGCGACGTGCGGCTATCTAGCGTTGCTACCCATTCATATCCAAGTAGCACATCGTCATTCTCTTTTAGCGTCTCTTTCCGCGCCTGCACTGAGACATGGTTAACGGCTGTGCGTGCCAAGGTAGCGGCCTTGCGCCCCTGCAACGGCACTAACCCGCGTATATTGCGCGTTAGCTCGTCAGTCGTATCGCCCAGCACGATCGATGTGCGTATCTGATCCATGACTAAATTGGCGTGAACAGGGCCAAAATCGTCCAGCATACCGCCGAGCGTATAGCCCTTGCTCGGTTCCAGCCCCATGATGCCAGTAAATGCCGCCTGCTGTATCTGCATTGGCGACGGTAGCGTTACATCAATCTCCAGATGCTTCTGCATCATGCTCTGATTAAATTCAGCCTCATATGCGCCAAACTTAACCAGATCGCTTTTGTACTGGTCTGCATATTCTTTATTAGACGCAAGTAGGTATTGATACAGGTCTGTAGCCTGCGCCTGCGCCCTGCTACGGCCAAATGCGGTGAGGTTGCCACTCTCCAGCCTGTAGACAACCTCTTCTAGCTGGCGGGCAATAAACTGCTCTGCCTCGCGCTCCCTGCCTTTGGCATAGCGCAACACGAATATCTGATGCCGCGTAACTGCATCAAAAATATCATCTTCGGCAGACACTTAACGGTAATTACTTTTTGCCCTTTTTCTTGGGCTTTGCTTTTTTCTTGGCTTTCGCCATTCCGGATTTCTTTATGTAATCAGTTGGCATCTGTCACCTCACCATTTAACTTTGTTTGCCCAATACGCCGCAGACATCTTGCCCTTGGCTATATTCTTGGCGTGCCTTGCCTTAAAGCTGGCTCGCTTTTTCTTCATGGCATCGCTTTCGCCTGCCTTTGGCTTGCCCGCCGTCTTAGCGCCCTGCTCCCCAAAGCGTATTAGCTTGGTCTTGTCGCCGTCTTTAGCAAGCACTACATGGCTCTTACTGGCGTGCTTTGGCGTTCTCTTGGGCTTGTTGTAGCCTGATAAGCCGTATCTCTCTAGCCTCGGGTCTTTGCTCATAGCGGGGGCAAGTCTCCCATTTCTTCGCGCACCTCTTCCAACGTGCGAGAACCGTCAACAATGCCAGCGGCTTTTAGCCGGTCAAATATATCTTGATCACCAATAATCTGGCGATCCAGCAAGGTAACCATAGACATAAGCAATTGCGGGTCTACTGACTTGTCATAAAACTCTCGGTTTAGCTCAAACGTGATTTCATCGCTTGATCCCATAAACTCAGCACACCAGTACAAGCACTGCTCTATTGCGGCGCTTAGGTTGTCAGCAATATCGCCAAGCACAGAGTTTTCTGACGCAAAGCGGATACGTGCGCCCTCTGCCGTCTCGTTGTTGCCTCTGTCGGTGATGATTCGCGCACCAATAGCCACCATCTGCATCTCTTTGGCCTTCATAGCCTCAAGCACCAGATTGTTGGCATTGGGTTGCAGTAACGTCGCAGAGCCAGACTCGCCTAATACATGGCCTGCCCTAGACCCCAGCTTTATGCCGTCTGGGTTGTATTCGTACCACTCTTCTGAGTTGAGCGAGTGCGTAATAAATAACGTAGGCTGGCCGGTAATGAAACACGATTCTTCGTAGTCTGCTGAGTTGCGGTAATGTGCAATGTTCACATCCGCAATATCAGACAAAGGCGCATCGTCAATGGTGCTGTCGTTGTTCTTAGACCCCACAAATATTGCGGGTATTACGTCCCAATTACTGCCGTCTGCACGCTTGGGGTAAATCTCGTCGGTATACGGCATATCTTCCCGATAGATTTGCTGGGTATATCCATCTTCACGCAAGCGCAACACTCTATATTGCACCTCGCTATCGTGTTCAAACTCATCGTCTGCCGTCTTGTAGTTTTCTGCCAATACAATCAGGGTAACGAGCTTTCTGCCGCCTACAGTCTCAGTGTGCCAGTTAATTACTTGCTCGCACGCATACGGAATAATTGAGGCTCGGATGCTAAGGCGCTGTATCTCTTCAAGGCTTAACCCGCTATCTGCCTGCGGATAATCGACAAGCAATAGCGTTCTGCCGGTTTCCAGCAGATTGGATAACTCGTCTTTGGCTAACTGCTCAATCCCCAAGCCGTCGCCAGTGGCGTCATCAATCAAATACTCTAATGCCTCTGGCAACTCATACTTTGGCGGCTTACGGAATGCGGCACCAACCAGAGCGTTTTTTGTGCGGCCGGTGTAATTAGCAAATACCGCCCTGCGGATATATTGCCGGTAGCGCAACGTATTCTCGCCCATGCGCTCGTCTAGCGTCTCTGGGTCTGGGACGGGCAAATATACGTGTTTCTTTTCTTTTATCTGTACAGAGCCTTTAACGGCGTCTCGGGTCTTATCCCAGACGGGCTTATACAATTCATACTGCGGATGCTTAGTGCTTACAGGCATAAGGGATTAACCTGATATAGAGTTTGGCGCATATATTATCATAGCGCGAATTTAAATGAGACGTTAGTAACTGGTTTAACTACTGGCATCTCATACGCAAT